GAAAGAAGTAAAACGTAAACTTTATAGAGCAGTTGCTAATGTTAACATCCTCGAAGGAATCAGATTCTATGTATCCTTCGCTTGTTCCTTCGCTTTTGGTGAACTTAAACTCATGGAAGGATCGGCTAAGATTATTTCTCTCATTGCGAGAGATGAGAACCAGCATCTGGCAATAACTCAAAACATTCTAAACAATTGGAGAAAGGGTGATGATCCAGAGATGGTTGAAATTGTTAAGGAAGAGGAGGAATGGACTTATAAGATGTTTGATAATTGTGTGAATGAAGAAAAGAAATGGGCAGAGTATTTGTTTAGAGATGGATCAATGATTGGATTGAATGATAAATTACTTCAGCAATATGTTGAGTGGGTTGCAAATCGTAGAATGAGATCTATTGGACTAAAACCTGTATATGATATACCTGCAAAGAATAATCCATTACCTTGGACAGAGCATTGGATTAGTTCTAAGGGACTTCAGGTAGCACCACAAGAGACAGAAGTAGAATCTTATGTTGTAGGTGGTATTAAACAAGACGTTAAGAAGGATACATTTTCAGGATTCAAACTTTAATCTAAATATAATGAATATGAAATTTATGAAATGGTTGAAGTTGGAGTTTATGAAAACCCCTGGTTATATGAGGGTAAATATTTCACTTCTGACGATATTGATGATTTCTTCGGTTTCGTCTACCGTATTACAAATCTCCAGAATGGGAGAGAATACATCGGCCGTAAGTACTTTTGGAAATTTAGAACTCCCAAAGGAAAGAAACGAAAAGTAAAATCTGAATCTGATTGGAAAAAGTATTATGGGTCTTGTCCAGAACTTAAAGAAGAAATTCAACAATTGGGTAGACAGAACTTTAGCAGAGTTATGCTCAGCTTACATAAAACAGCTGGCAAAACAAACTTCGAGGAAACAAGACAACTCTTTGTCAACGGAGTCCTCACCGAATCACTTGACGATGGGACACCAAAGTACTACAATAGTAACATCCTCTCCAGATACTTCAGAAAAGATTATTATGAAACTTGATACAACAGATGAAATTGTTGCTTATACGAGAGAGTGGGCTATCAATAAGATAGAAGGTTCTGAATTAGTGGGTGATAAGATGGCCCTCTATGCAGAGTTTGAAGATTGGATTGAACTCGATGATGTAGAGAACCTTGATATCATTTCTATTGATAGGTCAGAAGATCAACACAATACTTGACACGATCAAGTGACCATGATAAATTAATAATAGTTAGAAATTTGATTGAGAAATAAAAAACTTTTCCTTCATTGGAAACATTTTTGTTTTTTCCATAAACTTAATTGTTTAATTCGATTTTCTGCTAAGGCTTTAATGCCTACACTGTACATTACAATTAAAAAAAAATGACTGTTACGTCAACAAGTTTTCCAAGGGTTCCTTTCCTTGCAGGAGCTAGTACTGAGCACGATGCTCTCTGGCCTATTAAGGAGGATCCAAAGGTAATGGAACTTCAACATACTGCTGAAAAGTATGAATCCTCATTCGCTCCAGAGGAGTTTCAAAGACCAGAATCATGGAGTAATAAAGAAAAGGTAGCATATTTTGAGTCTATCTTAATGAATAGACTTGAAGGTTCTTTTGTCTTTGTCGATGTTGATTCGGCATTAAGGCAGATCGAAAAGATAAATCCACAAGATAGAGCATATAAGTTTTTCCAGAATAATTGTGCAGGTGTTGAGTATGTCATCATCGATGCCAATAACAGATTCATCTTCATTACAGACCTTATCAACGATAAGTGGAGAATTCCAAAAGGCACTTATAATGTTGCGTTCAGTTCTCAACCAGGTGATGTAGCAACTTTGGTTATTGGATCTCACAATAACGTATTTTCTAAGTTGGCTCCTACATGGAAGAAGCTTATCTTACAACGTAAGTTGGTCATCACTGAGTACAAGCAGATTAGTTATCATGGTTTGTCTCAAGTCTTTGTTGCGGTTAATGGAGGTGTTCCTCTTAATCGTCAAGAGAAAAGAAATGCCAGTGATTCTTGGTATGCAGGTTGGTTCCGTTCTTTGAGAAAGGAAGCTAAAGTAACTGCTCTCTTAATTCTTGCTGTTGGTAAAGAGTATATGAAGAGATTGAAGGGAGATGAGTTCCTTGTAGACTCTGTTGATTATATTACCAGAGTAACTAAGGACACTCCTGCAGGAGTTTCTCAAAAAACAAAAGATACTCTTTATGAGTCTGCCTACTTTGGTGAGGAAACAGAAGATCAAATAAGAAAATCTTTTGCTCTACTTGCTGATTTTGTACCTATGTTAATTGATGAGATTAATGATGGTAAATGGGATTTTAAAGACACTGCTCTTACTCGTGGAAGTACAATCATGAATCTATTGTGGTTAATTTACAATGGATGTGAAGAATATGAGGATGTTAAAAAAGCTCTAGTTCTTCATGAAGCAGAGTACAGAAATCCTAATCGTGTTAATGAGGATGGTAACAACTATGTCTGGGCTTGTGGAGGAATCGGTGCGAAGAATAATGAACTTCGTATGGAAGTCCTTAACGGAATCCTACAAAAGTTGGGATATGAAACTGAGGATGAAGGTCCACTATATGAGGTTAGTTAGTTAGCATTTAAAGAGGGAGGTTTACAACCTCCCTTTTTTATTGTATAATTGTTTTATATAAATATTCTCTATAATTATGAAAATCTTTTTAGATACTGCAGATACCGATCTAATTCGCAAAGAGTTTGCTACAGGATTGGTTGATGGAGTAACTACTAATCCTACTCTGATCATGAAGAGTGGTAGAAATCCAGAGGATGTTTACCAAGAAATCGCAGACATTGGAGTCAAAGACATTAGCATGGAAGTCGTTGGTGACTCTCCAGAGATGACTGTAGAGGGAAGAAGGTTATCTAAAAAGTTTGGTGAAGTTGCTACGATTAAAGTTCCTTGTACTTATGACGGACTTTTGACTTGTAAAGAACTTCGTAGAGAACTAATTAAAGTTAATGTTACTTTAGTATTTTCTGTAGCACAAGCAATTCTTGCAGCAAAAGCTAAGGCAACATACATTTCACCATTTGTAGGTAGAGTTGATGATAACTCCTTTGGTGGTGTAAATCTAGTAAAAGATATTGTCTCTGTATACAAACAACAAAACGTTCACACCGAAATTTTAGGTGCATCTTTAAGAAACGTAAAAGATGTGAGTGACTGTTTTGGTTATGGTGCTAATATAGTAACCATGCCACCAGCAGTATTCCAAAAAATGTATAATAACATTTTGACTGATAAAGGACTTGAACTATTTGATAGGGACTGGAAAGCTGTAAACACGTAAAACAATGATTATCGTAAGGTGTAAAGAGTGTGGAACTGAATTGAATGGGGATTCACAAACTAAAAGTTGTGGATGCCCTAACATGTTAACCGTTACAGGAGATACTTTCACTGCTCGTGACCTAACTAATATAGTAGTAGTAAAATCCAATTATAAAAAAGATCAACAAGGTCTTACATCGCAAGATTTAGAATGGCAAGAACAACGACGCAAACGAAAAGTACGAAAACTAGATTTCGAGATAAGGTAATGGATAAACATGATATTCCATTTATAGGAAATTTTTATACAAAGACTGAAGTAGATAAGATGATATCGGATGCTGTACATCAGGCTGTAGAAGAGGCAAGAAAAATTGATGAAGCCTCAATGGCAAAGCATAATAGAGAAGCAACTATTATCAGTATGATTCTTGGATTTACAGCACTTGCATTGTTTATTGATGGACTTCTTAGGATACTAGGAATCATTCCACCATTTATGCACCTTGATGTGAATATCATAGAGAGAGTTGCTGATAGAGTTGAGGTGGATGTTATGCATAAGATAAGACAAGTACCCATAGAACGATTATTTGGAAGATGAATCCAGTAACTGATGTAATTTTTTCTATAACATGGATATTTCTCCTAGTATGGGCAGTTCGTTCTATTGTTTCTGGAGCTAGATCTCAGTCTGTAAGAAATTACAATGCTGGCACTTGGACTACCCAAGTAACAAAGAGAGTTCATCCAGAAATGGAAGGAGTAGAACCTGGTGAACAATTAATGGGTGTTACTTTTGAGAAAAAAACTGAATGTGATTTAGAAGAATATAGAGATCTTCAGAATCGTATTGAAGAATTGAGACAAGAATTAGAAGGAGAAGATGATGAAGAAGATGGAGATATTGTGGTTAGGAAATGAGTGACAATCAGTATGAATACCTTAAACAACAACATTATCTAGCAACGCACATGGAATTAACAGAAGAGAATGTAATTAGAGTCTTGGAAGAGCTTATGCCCTTTATAGAGGCAGATGGTGGATGGTTAGAGTTTGTTGAGATAGAATACGAAACAAACTTTGTTAAGGTAAGATTAGGTGGTGCATGTTCTACGTGTGCAATGAGTGCCATAACATTGAAGCAAGGAATAGAAAGTAAGTTAATGCATGAAATACCTGATTGTTATGGTGTCCTTCAAGTGCTATGATAGACACCTCACCCAGTTCAATCAGAGTTTTTTTCATTATAATTTTATCCGTAATATGGATTTATTTTTTAACTGATTCTTTAATAGAAAAATGATTTTTTTAACTTCCATAATGTCCTTTGCAAATTTTGTATTCTATCCTCTAGTGATAGGATTTCTTATTGCATTGGTAATAGAACAAATTTTTAGATCCCAAGATAAAGCACCAGAGATTCTTAGATCTATGGCAATAAGAAAATATCTTTGGAGACAAGCATGGTTATTTAATATCATATGGTTTATTGGTTATATTATCCTTATGTTTACTATGAGAGGGCAGCAAACACAAATGCCTGACATGATTTGGCAAGGATGAAAGAAACTAAATGGTCAGCACAGATCTTACTTAACTCAAATAGATTAACTAAGGTCGAATTTATTTGTCCTTCTAATCTAAGAGAGGATGCAGAACAAACATGTAAAGCCCTCTATGGAGTGTCTGATGTAAGACAATTAACTAGGTTGTGGAACTAACACTCAGTCAGTGAGTCCACACTAAATTAGGCAAAAATTACTAGTGTGTGCTATAAATATTATTAGTAATGGGATTGAAGGATCATGCCCCTAACGCAACAAAAGAATTATACAGTAGGTTATCACGACTTACAAAACAAACATCATGAGATATGTGAGTATGCAGTAGATGCATATGAAGCAATACAAAAATCCAAAGAGGATGTTCCTGCATTAAAGGAGCATCCTCATTTTGTTGATTATTGTGTGACTGAAGAGGTTAAAAAAATCTCTGATTTTATGGCATCTGGTATTCCAATGGGACATTAGATATGAAACATGAAATAATGTGGTGGATGAGCCGACTCACCATCATGGGAACCTCTTTAAGTTTATCGTTCTGGTTAGCGGCACAGGCATATGCTTAGACCTTTAATAGAATGGATAGGGCAGAATATGAATACTCTTGCTTTATTCAGTTGGGTAATATTTTTACCTATAGGATTCATGA